CAATTCAAAATATCCTTTTTCAAAGATGTTCAGAATATTCTTTTCTTGACCAAAGGCGTAGTTTAAAGATAGTTATTCAAATTTTTGAGAATCTCTCTCGAAGCTCCGTTGTAAATTCGGATTTCAACATCTTCCGTAATAATTTTCGCAGCCATTTCACTGACCGATAGATATGTTCCTTTAAGACTTCGGTCAACAAGGTTGACTTCCACAACGTCATCCAATTTCATATTTAAACCTCGGATATAATTGATGTCTAAAGCATACCAAGATATCGGAGGTTTATGAAGAATGCTTATTTAATGACCGCTTACGGACAACAATTGGACAACAACTTCAAGATTTTTAGCTCTTTTTAGTTACAACTACAAAGAAAAAAGCCCGTCAAACGGACTTTTAACACATTTAAAAATTACTTATAATACCGGTGATCGGTAACACCGTTGTTGGTATATCAATGTTTACACCGTATTTGGACAACTTTTGGACAACTAGTTAACCTCACAAAAAAAGGCACACCAGTCATTTGACCAGTGTGCCTTTACCTATCTATTCAAAATTGTCAGTATAACAAACGCTGGCCAACATAAATCCTGTTAGGGTTGCCTATACGGTTAACCTGTACCAGATGACCGACTGACACTCCCAGTCTAGCAGAGATACCACTCAACGTATCACCACGTCTGACAGTATATGCTCGTTGAGCATATCCATTCCCAGTTACCTTTAGCAGTTGCCCTGGATAGATCCAATTAGGATTGCTCAAACCGTTCAACTCTTGTAACCTTTGCCAAGTTGTACCATAGCGGCTAGCAATCCCACCTAAAGTGTCGCCGGATTTTACCACATAATAGCTAGCGCCCGGGTTGCTATTATTAGTTACGCTAATAATTTCTACATCGCTAACATTAATCCAGGACATGATACCACTTAACAGTAATCTGTTACCCGATACTTGTTGCACATTGTAAGTATTACTTTGTACCCAGCTTGGCATACCAACACCGTTAGCCCAATATTTTACACCAAACTTAACACGAACAGTATTGCCTACTTGAATAGCGCTCTTAGGAGTATTATCAGCTTTTTGGCCTTGCTCAATTGCTTTTGTTTCACTCTTAGGATGTTCCGCGTTGCCATTCTTATACCCATTCAAAGTAATACCTAACAAGTCAACATTGTAATCATATCCACCAGCAATCGCAGTAGAAGTGAATTGCCACATGTTAATCCCGGGCATGGATGGGAAGTAGCTATAATCGGGTCTAGTCATTACAGAGTAGTCGCGATATGCTGCTACCCATAGACAGTTAGGAAATTCAGCTGTAATTCGTTGACGATTTAAGTGAGATAAGATATAAGGCTTGTATGAGTAAAGCACTGGAGTATAACCAGCTTCTTTTACTCTACGTAACCCATACAACACGTTATCTGTGTTAGCTTCCCTATCAGCACTAGCACCACTTTCATAGTCTAGCGCAACAATACTTTTTTTTGGTGTTTGCACTTTAGGCAAGTAGTAATCAAGCATTTGTTTGGTTTGAACTTGGTTAGAACCCGTTTCCATATAGATATATGTGTGCATCCGCAACCCCATCGCAATCCCACTTGCTACTTGTGATTGATAGGTCGTTTGTGGAATAAATGTTCCATTATAGTAACCTCCAATTTGAGAAATAGCAAAGCTATCTTCATGCGTTACTTTTTTAAGAGTGTTACCTTGATACCTAGAACTATCAACCCCATAATATCTAGCAGCGTTCACACTTATTGGCATTAAAAAAAGCCCAACCAGAATGGTTAGACTTAAGAGCAACTTTCTATTTAGATTTCTCATTATTTACCTCCTCATCTTGATGCTGAGACGCGAGTTCTAAGGCTTTGTTCGCGGTCTTGTCAATAGACTTGACTGTTTCCGTGTCAACAGTAACTCCATCAACCAAGCCTAAAATACCACCGATCGTCAACAGCGTGTTTACAAGGTCCATGATTTGACCAACATCGCCTGTAAACTTAAGATTGAAAATCGCGCACAGCTGTTGCACCAGGACAATCAACAGCAATACCAAAGAGGTAATAGTTTTGCGATTCAGCTTGCCATCCTTATCTAAAAATGCCTTTCTCATTTATCATCATCTCCTTTCTCAAACAACGTCTTAATTCGTTCGTGGTGTCTATCTAGTCTTCTATCATGTTCATCAACTCGTTTTTCCAAGCGTTCAAAAGCTGATTGTTGTTGTTTGAAATTCGCATTAAGCTGCTCGATATTTTTAGTTAGATTTCTTATCTGCTCCCCAAACGGTTGCAATGCAGAGCTAACGTTTCGATTAAAAATTTTGGCTCCGTGATTAACCAACCACAGCACAAATCCACCAACAATTGACATCACACCAAGAAATGATGCTATCTCCGCCCAGGAATATCCTAATAATGTATGCAACATTTAATCACTCCTTTTTTATCCTCCCACCCACCGCACATTTATGCTAGCCTACAATTTTAACTAGTTTTGCGTGTGCAAGATCACTGATTTGCTTGCGCGTCAAATCGTCAAGCGTTTTGCCGTCTGTCAAATCCGCCACCGACAACTCAATGCTTGCCGATACATAGTTAGGTGACGCGTCGAATCTCATCGAAACGTTAATACTTTGTGTTGTTCCGTCTTCGTTAAAGTTATATTGAATGTTAGTCAATTTCATTTTGCTCACTTTCCTTTGCTTTCAGTTCTTCAATTTGTGCTTTAAGCTCTGCAATAGTTACTTTATCGTTTGCGATTTCAATCGCCAGCTGCTGAATTACGTTTTGAGTATGATCCACTACTTATCAATCCTTTCTTTTAACGCATCGATTTCTTCCAATAAACTTTGAACAACAACGGTTAGATATCCCAGTTGTGTTCCGTCATCACGTCCCAAGCCGTCAACAAAAGCACCGGCCGCCCGGTACTGCGGTTTATCATTTACATCATCGATAATCAGACTAGCATAGTGTTTGCCGGTCTCTCCAAACTCTTTGAACTGATAGTCGTAAATATCGGTATTTTTTATAGCGTTGACGGCGGTTTGAACGTCAAGTTTTTTGATATTCATCTTCTTAGACAGTGCTGATGTGTTGACAAAAGACGGGGCGTGCATTTTTGGACCCCACCATAAATCGGATGTGCTGTCATTAAGGTTGATGGTGTGCTCGCCGTTGTACGTCAAGCGATTCAGTATAATGTTTCGATTTGTTTTGCCACAAGCATTAAGTTTGATGTCCCAAGCGTTTATCACAACAGAAGAGCCGTTTTTATCCAGTGACGCACCAGCTTGGGCCATTTCCCCACCAACCTGCACAAACGGGATGTGATTAAAACCATCATAGCCTTCGAAGTTCCATCCACCTTCTATAAAGGTAGGCTTCAAGCTTTCAAGAATTAATTTGCCGTCATCAGTGCCTATGATTCCGGCTCCGGCCGTAACGTATCCAATTATTTCATTTCCAGCCCATCCGTTCACTTCACTGTTGTCAGTGCGTAAGTTAAACCCGCCCTTGCCAATGATTCCGATTCCTTTTTTGCCAGTTATGTCATCATCACACTTGATAACACCATAATCTATGCTTTCATCTTTCCAACCGTTCTGCCAGTATGCATAGCTGGCTAATGTTAGCTGCCCCGACTCCATATACATGCCCTGCCTGCTCGAATCAAACGCCGCTAACGTCCCCTCTTTTATCCAAACATTGTCATTCCCCATTTGGTTGTGTATGCCGTCTTTATTGATCCACGTATCGGAAAATACGCTCTTCTGATGCATTTCAACGGCCGTCAGCGTGCCTGTGGTTATTTTAGATGCATCAATGTTGATGACGTTTATCTTTGACGCATCGATGGTGCCAGCCAGCATCATGTCGGCCGTGATGCCAGTTGCTTTTATCTTCTTCGCAAAAGTCGTCCCGTCAATCGCAACATCGCCGTTCAGCAGGATATGCTTTGAATCAACTTTGACTGCCGCACTAGTCATGTCGATTTTCGATATGTCAGAACCCCCGACGAGTTGGGCAACTTTTAATCCGATACCGTCTGATGATTGCTTGATTGACGTCATGGTTGACTGAGTGTAATCATCAAGTTTGGTAAAGCTGGCATATGTCAGATGGACAGCGCTGGTAACCCCACCGTCTTTGACTGATATGCATGGCTTTACGCTTGTGATGCCGTCTGGCACGGTTATGATGCCTTTAATCCACCCAGTAGTACTGCCTGCAACTTGACCAGATGGTCCCGGTTGCCAAGCAGTTTTTCCGTCTTTAGTGTACCTAAAGAGACCCCTAACGTTTATTGTGCGCCCACCATGCACGCTGTAAAAGTTCGGGACTAACAATTCTACATAATACTTGTCGCCAGGATTTACCTTGCAATCGACATTCCAGTACAGATCATTGTTGTTAGGTGTACAAATGCACTTGGTATACCCATATGCATTGTAACCGCTAACGTTGCTGATAACAGCTTTCGTTCTATAGTCATTGCACGTCCACTCCCCAACGTTTCCGTCTCCAAAACTCTTTTTGCCAATGAGCTGACTGCTCGAATCAAGATTGTATTTCCAAACCTGTTGCTGAAAACCCGTTGCATCCTGTAACCAGCTTGAGTTCTGATTAATCTTAATCAACTTTTTCCAGTCATCGGTGGCCTTTAAGCTATTGATCGTCGAGTTCTTAAGAGCATTCTCACGCGTCTGAGTTTCGGTCTTGGTATACACGGATGATGATAAAGCATAAGTACGCTTGACTTCTGCCTGATATGCAGTCAGTGCGTCAGCCTGGTCCTGTATACGTTTGTTGATGTCCCCATCCGACATGCACCAATCGGTGGCTTTGTTGCCTTTTTCTAGTTTGACATGGCGGATAGCAACTTGGCCGACAAACGAACTTGTGGTAAGGAATTCTATATCAATTTTCATCGCAGCGGTCGAAGACGGAACACTCCCAGTTGCGCTTATGCGAACGGTTTCCCCAACCTTCAGCGGAAGCTCTTCACTAGCTGCGTATCCATGCCAGTTGGTTCTCTCACGTATCATCACTTGCGCTTTCGGCAGTTCGGATTTGCAGCTAATCAGTTTGACATCAAGACTAGCCGTGTATGTCCCAGGTTCCGGCTGTCCAACGGGGAGAATATAGTACCAGGCTCGACGACCTGATATTACTGATGAAGCCGTAAGCAGTGTCCAACCGTCCTTGCATGCCATGCTGTTATACGAGTAATCTCCAATTTTTGTGCTTTCCATCGAGCTATTATCTAGTAAATTTGCTCCGCCAATCTGCAAGTTGTCGATTTTTCCGCTAAGCGACTTATATGATTCAGTTGTACCGTATGCATCAGCAACTTTTTTGGCAAATCCGCTGCCGAAAGATCCAGTCGATGTGTTATAGTCAAGCGCACTGATCAAGTTAGTTGTTTGCTTTTTTGTTTGACTGGTTTCGTTGCTGTAGGCAGATACTAACGTGTTCAAATCACCGGTCGTCCCATCTTTGCCAATCAGCTTCCGAATCGTAGTATCATACCCGGCTACTTTCGTGTCGATGCCGCTTGCCTTAACAACGCTGTTGGCAAAGCTTGTCGATTTCATCGTGTTTTCAATGTTTTCAGCTTTGGTCTTTACAGATTTGACATCGCTTGCGAGCGTGTCAACTTTATCTGCCGTCTGTTTAAATTGTGTCCCTGTTACATATCCGTTCAAATCAGTTTTGTTGGCTTTTTGGCTTAACGTGGTCGATGTCTGTTGCTTGAACGTGTTGTACTCACTGTTATTGACTTTAGAATCGACCAAAGATTCGATACGATTATTTTCAGCTTTAACACTGATCAATCCGCCTTTTCCGTCGCTCAGTGCTGCTTCTAGAGCACCCGCTCGGGCCGATGCTGATGTAACCTTGCCATCAAGCGTGGCATACGTGGCTTTTACGCCGCTGACATCTGACTTGATTTCCCCAATTGCTTTGCCGTTTTTTGTCACGGTTTTAGTAACGTCATCAACTTTAGCACGTGCTTCACTTGCGCTGTTATTTGCTTCCGTTGCATTTGCCGAAGCAGTATCCGCAGTTGCCTTTGCCGTTTGAGCCGTTTCCGAGGCTTTAGTCACGGCTGTGGAAAAAGCTTGCTTCTCAGTCTGGTAAGTTTCATTAGGTACGTACTTATCATCAATTTCCTTAAATTGTGCGTTGAAATCTTTGATGGCCTGGTCAACTTCCTTCTGCGTGTTATGCAGCTCTGCCGTCGACGTAATCAGTTCCCAGTTACCATTCTGATATTGGTACATTTCAGTCTCGCCGTTGCCGAGATCCTTGTACCACAAGTCCCCCTCAACAGCAAACTGTGGCTGCGATGTACCGAAATGATTGGTATTCTTGCCGTTAGCTGACTGCAACGCTGATTGCGAGTAATCTTTGGCGCTCTGCACCGTATCTTGAACTGCGCTGATCGTTGACGTTATGCTAGCGGCTTGAAAATCATCGCCCAACTCAATCGTGTTGTTTTGCGCGTTGAGTAAATCGTGAGTGACCTTATACACGCGCGTCAGGTACTCTATTTTTAAATCATGCCTGATAATCGCAACGGTATCGCCTAAAGCTAAGCTACCAACGTCTGTAACGGATGCTTTAAACGATACTTTAGGCCGCTTGAGTTCTTGCAGCTTATCATACGTTGCCTTTATCAATAAATTTTTGTCATCGATTTTGTCAAATTCGACAAACCCGATTCGCGGTTTGCCATCAGAAAAGCCATATACGGCCGTTGCAGCCGGGTCTTCAAGGTATTCTTGCCCTGCCGGTTTATCAAGCGGATTGCCCGCTGATTTTTTCCAAACAATGTCAGCAAACGTGATCTTACGACTGTAACCGTCAGGACTTCCGTCCGTTCCTTCGCTGACCTGCACGCTCGATCCTCGACCAACCAATGCAGTTACCAGTTCATCGCTAGACTGTTCGCACGTTACGCTGAGCAGCTTATCGCCGTACTCAAACCGCCGCCCCGTCCTAGCTCCTTGTTGTTGATACAGATTGACCATGCGCTTTTTGACCTGGTTGTCAATCGGATCAAAGACAACGTCAAAAGTGACTTCAAGATCGAACAGATTGACCACACTCTGCAAGCTGGCCAGGACGGTAGTGTAGTAGAAATTCGTACTCTGTGTACCGGTATCAGCAACATATCCGACAGAAAACCGTGTTGCCGACAAGATTTGCTGCAGCATTTCCTTAGCCGTACGGTTCTGTGGTCGCATGTCCTTGATATATGAGTATGCGCCCAGTTCGTCGTATGCCGATTCAACTGCGGTATAGCTGACCTGATTGTCTTCTTGAGTTTCAGTCAAGATTTTAAAGCACATATATGTTGTCGCGTTTGGCCGTTGGAACAGTACGTACAGACAGTCATCACGCAATTTTTTTGCGGTAGTGAATTTCAAATTTCCTGCAGTGTTGATCTGTTCCTCGAACGTTGCGCTTAAAATGTCCGACGATACTATGCCGATAACGTCTTGTTTTTTGTTTAGCTGATACAAAATCACAATTTCTTCACCTCGAATCTGACCGTATATTCGCCGTCTGCGTTAAACGTCAGCACCGTATTCTTATCAATCGTAAAGTCAGCAAAGTTACTGTTAAGCGATATGCTCGCCAGTACGTTTGCGCCACCAACAGTGCATGACAGTGTTTTAAAATCAACTACTATCTTCTTGCCGGCCGAAACCGACTGGTTGAGTAGGAACTTTTTGCCCTGATTGCTTGTCATCTGGAAAACAGAGATAGCTGAGCTAGGCGTGAACTCGACCGAAAGAGGGACGTTAGGAAACTCACTATCGTAATCGATAAAAGCAACCGTTTTGCCAGCGCCTGTTTTCTGTCGTGCGATTGAGTAGCAGTAGGGGTCGCTTAACGTCACTTCGATTGATCCGGTCGGATGCAGCGTAGTGTCGTCAAATGTAACTGATGTCACTGTACCTACATATTTATATAGTGGATCATCGGCAAACAAAACCGTGGTATTTTTAGCTGAAAGAATCCGTTTGAGTTTGCCCACTTTGGCCATCAGATCAGTCAGGCTGACAGATTTAAGGAAAAACTTAATCGTCAGCTTTTTTGACTCTAGACGTGAACTCAGATACTTGGCACCATCGCTGGCCAAATCCGTAGCAGTTACCGCACGGGTAAACCCGCCTCTGCCAGTTACCGAAAGCGTAATAAACCCATCTACGCTACTATCCAGCCACTGACCGTTATAGCTAAACGCCACTTGAGATTTCATCTAACCCCTCCTCCTAAAATTTGTAGTTGCGTTGGAACTGCGCTTTAGTCCCTTGCGCTTTTGAAATATCGTCAACGAATGCCTGAAAATCACTGCTGCCAAGCGTCAAATTGATTACAACCGGTGTAGCGCTAGCGGTGGCCATGCCCCGGGCAACGTTTCCGGTTGCGGTAATAGCGGCAACCGGATTACACGTCAACGTGTCTGTGATGGTGCTGCTCATGCCTAAAACGGTTGATTTGACGTTTTCAAAGCCGGAAATCAATCCGCCATTCAAGCCGGACATAATCGCATTACCGGCCGGAATCAGCAGTTTTTTATCATAACTGATAGGTCCTTTATGCCTCTTAATCCAACCCGCAATACCTTTTACAAAATGCTTGACACCGCCCCAAGCGGACTTAAGGCCACGAAGGAACCCGTGCATGATAGCACGACCCGCTCCCGCTAAAGATATGTTCCTTAAACCGTTGAATGCGCTCCTGACTCCGCCGAGAACGTTGCGGACTCCGCCAGAAATACTAGACACACCGTGGCCAAATGCGCTAAACGCATTTTTGGCGCCATTTACTGCACCCCTAATGCCTCTTGACACACCGGAAACTACGTTGCCTAAGCCATGCCATGCGCCAGATGCCGCATTCTTGAGCCATGATCCCGCTTTGCCCAATGCGCTCCAAGCAGCCTTGACGGCATTGACTACACTCTTTATGCCACCGCCCGCAACTGAAACGGCCGATTTAATGCCGTTCCACGCTCCGCTGACAAGCGACTTCATCACTTTTCCGGCCGTACCGAGACTGCCGAAAGTTCCAATCAGCTCACCGATAAACTTCGCCAGCGTTGTAATAACCGGTGAAAATGCTTTGAACACGCTAACGATTACTTTAACAATCGGCGTGATGACCAGAATAACAACCTTGAGCGCATCGAAGGCAAATTTAATCGTACTCAAAACACCCTTGAACACACCGCCCAAGAATGCGCCTAAAACTTGAAATGCCGGTTTAAGCGCACCGGCAATCACGCTGACTAGCGGTTGAGCCGCATTCCACAGTGACGCGAACGATTTGACTACTCCGCTAATAGCAGGACCCGCGACTGAAGCAAAGGAAGAAAAACCGGCTGAAACCGCCGGCAGAATCGTATTGGCAAGTGACTGTAATCCGCTGAATTTCAAATGTGAAAAGCTATTCTTAATCGTATTGACAACCGGCTGAATTGCCGTTGTGATTTTTGAAAAGCTTGACGTGATGCTCGAAAAATCGATTTTAATGCCAAGATTTGAAAACAGTCCTTGAATACCTTTTTTAACATTGGGAGCTGCCGCCTGGATAAACGTGCCTATCGCACCAGGCAGATTCTTAAACACTCTGCCAACCATTGGCAAGAAGTTGTTAAATAGGAAGTTAGACGTGGTTGTCGCCAGCGCATTAAGTGATGGCGTGATGTCAAGTTCCCCATCTGACAGATTACCGAGAACGTCCTGAAACGATGCTTTCATCGAATTGAACGAACCCTCAAGGGTTGTTGCCGCTTCTTTGGCGGTTGTGCCCGTAATGCCCAAATGTTCTTGAACCGCATGGATTGCCTTGACGGTATCAGCAAAATCGCCAACGGTATAGTGCTCACCGGTAAGCTTTTCTGCATCTTTCATCAAGCGCTCCATTTCAGATTTAGTACCGCCATAACCAAGCTTGAGATTATCAAGCATGGCATAGTTACCACGCGCAAGCGATTGATATGTCTGCGTGATCAGGTCCATATCAGTGCCCATTTTATTGGCATTGTCGCCCATATCTGTCATTGCTGTGTTAGCCAGTTTTGCGGCTTTTTTGGTGTTGCCGCCCAGCGACGACACCAGGGATGCGGCAAAACTGGTTACGTTTTCCATGTACGTATTAGCGGACACGCCCGTTGTGCGGTACGCCTCTTGTGCATACTTTTTTACCGTGCCGGCAGACGATTTGAACAGCGTTTCGACACCGCCAATCGATTGCTGCAGTTTGCCACCTTCACTGATTGACGCAGCGATGGCTTTTCCGATGCCCGCTGCGGCGATTGCTGCAGAAGCGGCTTTAGCCAACTTTGAGCCTAAACTAACGCCGGCTGTATGACCAGCTTTGGCTGATTCCGGAACAACAGCTTTAGCAATCCCATCACTGATGCCCCGCGCAGATGGTACGATTTGCACATACGCTTTACCAAGTTCAGTCGCCATTGTCTACCACTCCTTTCAGGATTCTGTTGCGTGTTTCTTCAAACTCCTTGCCGCTCGCAAACGATACATTTTCGGTTTCAGATTCTTGTGTGTTGCCCATCAGCAAATCTACTACGCTCATCGGCCTGTTCTTGCCGGTTTGCGCATCTTCTGTTTTCTGCCAGATAAGAATACTCAGCCTGTCAAGTATGCCGGCTTGTAACAGTGTTTTTAACGGCAACGTTGCATCGGCCATTGCCATTTTTATTCTAGAATCATCCCTCAGCCCATAAGCAAAAACAGCTACCCGGTATGCAGGTAGCTGTTTGTAATTGTAGATGCCATACGTTTCGGCCAGGTCGCATGTCAAAGCATCTTCATCAGTGCTGATTGCGGCGGCAAGGAAAACTATTTTTTTAACTCGGCTTGAGTTGAGAAGATATCTTGAAACTCAGTCAGCATCTTCTCAATATCAACAACTCCATCTGAATCTCTGACGTGATCTTTAAGTTCCTCAACTCTATCACCTAGTAACATCTTAAAGATTTTAGGCAAGACGAGCGGATCATCATCAACTTCTGCCAGCAACTCGACCAATTCATAGTTTTTCAAGATTTTTTCATCAAATTCATATTGGAAACCAGTCTTAGTTTTACCCTTCAGCATTAACGATCACCTCTTGAAGCTGCCGTTTTAGGCTTAACAATGTATTCGTAATGCGTATTTGAGTTGTCATCGGGGAAACAGGTAACGGTAGTTTCGTAACCGACGTTATCGCCGTCCTTATACTTGATTTCGCCAACGTCCGTAACTTTGGCGGACGGGAGAACAATGCGCTTGAGCACGTTGTTACGCAATACCATTTCGATTACGATTACATGTTCATCGAGTTCTGTTGAGTTCGATTTGACCGTAATGCCCGTATCGAGGTCGCCTGTCACATTAGAATCACCGTAAATTTCTTTGAGAACGTCAACGTTCAACGCTTCGATCAACGTGTATTTAAACGTATCTGTTTTTTCCGTTTGAACCGAGTTAACGATGTCGCCGCCCCAACTCTTAATGTCGGTGGTTTTGCGGTCATCCGAGTTCTGTACGCCATCGTCGGACACATATCCCAGGCATTTAAAAGCCGTATTAAGCGCGGTGGTTGCGTCAGTCGGCAATGCCGTGCCGATTGGTGCGCTATAGATACTGCCGCCCACTTTAGGCTTGGCAGACGTAACGTATTTAGGTTGATTTGCCATGTTTATACCTCCTGTAAATAATTAATATCAAAAACCGCTTGATAGCGGTAATTCTTTGTTTCTGTATCAGTATAGTTATAGTTACTATTTAGATGCGCGCCAGTGATGTTTTCAATTTCGTCGAATTTATCCATTGCCTGCACAACTTGATTGTTTAGCAAAGCCGCATTATATAGTGATGTTCCGTACGATTGAATGGCAACCGTTGCCTTCTTCAAATGGTTTGACTCGCTGCCACCCGTCTTTTCAATAATGACAAATGGAACATCCGTGCCTGCTTTATGTTCAAACAAAACGGGGACATCTAACGCGCTATTCAGATACTGCTTTAAAATCAGTTCAATCATGCGCAGCATCCACCGCCTTTAATAACACATTATGCTTGGCATTGCTGCGCTTGGCTTTGATGGTTTCCGCTGAAACCATTGCATTCGCACGATTTTTACCAATATAAATGTCCTGTTCATAACCGTCACCGCACTGGTTGCGGATTGCGGTTGCCTTATCCTTCAGAATCGCTTTCATTTCTGCTGATTTCATCAGCTCCGCTACTCCGGCACGATTTAGAACGAATTTAGAATCACTCATAGCGTTCCACCATCACTTTCTTATTCCAATCAAGCGGTATCAGGTCCTCAATGCCCTCTTGCGGAATTCCGACCGTTTTCCACTTTTTATCAAAAAATTTGACTGTTTTATTAGTCCAGTTATGGATATCGCCCTTGGGGATTGCCAACTCATATACAATTTTCTTGCCGGTCAAACTCAGCTCTGCGGTAACATCATCCGTCGATGCCGGTGCAACCAACACGTTTTCAATCGGAATTTCGGTTTTTTCAACAACCGGTTGACCAAACGGATCTTCACCTGTGTTTGTTTCGTTAACAAGCATAACCGTAATTCCGTGTAATCTACTCGTCATATAAATTCATCACCCCGTATCGTTGCCTTTTTAAGCCTAAGCGTCTAAGTTCACTGTCTTTAATAAACAAGCCACCACCTGGCACCAGGAATGACCCGCTATACGAATATCCAAGCGCGCTTTCTGTAACCTGCGTCATCGGTTCCTGGTCAGTTGCAGTCATAAGTGTTCTAGCGACCACATCGACTGTTACCGATTTAGCAACGTTAGCATATGATACGCTTTCGGCAACCATTGCATCTAAATCCTTGCCGACCTTGTTCGCCTCGACGCGCAAAGAATCGGACACTGTTTCTAACAGATTCTGCGCCCGTTCGCGTTCAGTCGGCTTTAATACACGCCATAATTTTTCAACATCTTCGATAGTTGCAAAATTTGCCACCCTACCACCCCCTAAACTAATCTATAGTGACTAAGCTGCTGGCGCTTTGATACGTGCAAACGCGTTAGCGTCAAGCACGCCCCAACCGATAAACGATTCGGCACGAAGCAGTACTTCGTTGTTTGCTTTCAAATCACGGCCCGTCTGATCAGGGTCGCCATACTCGATAACTTCAAGCGGGATTTCTTCCGAGTAGCCCCACTTGAAGGCATTTTGGAAGTCGCCCGCAATGACGTAATCGTTTTCGGACGTAGCGCCTTTTGTTGCTAACGTCTTGTTGACGTCAGACGTCATACCGTAAAATGCATCAGGGTTTTGTCCGAAACGGAATTCCGGATATTGAACTACGCCGTTAACCTTAACCTGCGCCAGCGCCTGGCCAGCTGCAGGGGAAAGTGCGAGACCCGTAACATCGTAATCGTTGGCAACAACAGTTTGAACAATTGAATCAATCTGATCATCAAACTGTGTTTTAGCATTAAACTCAACCGCTGTTACCAACCCATCAATCGAATTAGTCGCCTTGAATGATGCGTCAGTAAGCGATTTGGGTTCCAGACCATGAATTGCGGCCAAATCAAAGGCAACCGCAATCTTTTTAGCAAATCCATCAGAAAAGGCCTGAAGGTAATCTACCTGCTTGACCTCAGAGCAGTATTTGAACTCGTCAGTAATGCGAGCCTGGTAAACAAACTTCAACGGGCGGATTACCTTTGCTTCAATCGTTGCCTTTCCCGGCTTTTTTGTTTCGCCTTCGCCGACAATTTGAGCGTTGCCTTCGAGGTTAAAAACAAACTGCTGCGACCCGTTGAACGGGATTGGCGTCTGAGCGCTCAACTTGGCAAGGGTTGAATAGCCCTTGACCTTGTTCATGAGTTCTGTGACGAGTTCCGGCGAAAATGTTGTGCCGGTGTTAAGTGTATCAGCCATATTATCTATCTCCTTTACTTGTTTGTAAGCTGGCGCGTCATCTGCGCCCAGCCTTTATCATCAGTTACTGTCGGCTCCGTCGACTTAAGCGGAGCTTTTGGCTCATTTGCGTGCATGAGCCCCGCCAAATTTTCCGCATCCTGTTTCAATGCTTCTTCATCGTCTCCGCGCAAACGACTGGCCAGGTCGAGGGGCAAACCATATTGCAGAGCCACGCGTGTTCTCGTCTTTTCCGTTTCATAACCGGAAATTTTAGATTGCAATTCGGCAATTTGGTTTTCCTGTGCGGTTTTGTCCTTAGCAGAAACATCAGCAGCAGTATGCAGTTCTGCGTTTTCATCTTCCAATTCCTTCACGCGCGATTTCAATGCATCGTAATCAGCATATTTTTCTTTTTGACGAGCTAAACGCTCTTTTACAATACGATCCAATTCTTCTTGCGTTTCAATTGTTTTAAATTCTGACATATCAAAATGTCTCCTTTCTCCGCGATTTCCCGTGCGTTCGGTAATTTTTGAGCATAAAAAAAGCACCAAAACGGTGCATTTAATAGCTTATTTTCTGCTTTTTCTTGGGTTTGAGCGTTGCGCAAGCCCAATGCGCAAGCAGAGCGCTATCCATCAAACTAATATCCATATCGTCAAATTGCGATCGATAACCGAAACCGCCGCTTGACCCAATGTTACGCTTGTCACAGTTTGTCGCAACCTTTCTAAGCGAAGCCTGTCCCGCGTGGCACAACGTTTTCTGATAAATCGCCTGTTCCCACATTGAATTGGCCATGATGATTTCCTTGACAGTCGGCAGTACCACGTTTTTGACATGATAGTCCTTGAGTTCGTCGGACAGAATTTTTTGGCGGCTAGCTCCATCAATAACAATTTGTTCCACGTCAGCGGATTTCAGGAAATTAACAATCCACTGATTGCCATTACGGACCGATTGACAGTCGATAGTTTCGACAAACACCCGCTTATCTGCGGTATGCACCGCAATGCTCAACGCAGCGTTTGCCCCGTCTTGACCATATTTGACACCGGCAAAAAGTTTGCCTTGGAAGGTTGGCAAACTGTCAACTTTTAGTGCATCCCATTCGGTTGCTGCGATTGCAGATTTCTGATTGTACGATGGCCAAAAGCCTAAACGCTGAACGTTGTGGTCAAGCTTGTCTTCACCCAGTTCGGCTTCGATTTTGCGTTCAGTCAGGTGGAACCCAAGTGACGGATTTGAATTGTACCATGCATCGATATCGTCGATTTCCTTTTCTTCAGATACCGACCACTCTGCCCAACCGGAATATTTGGCTTTGCCGAAAAGGCAAGTTTCACGATATTTCGTGAACACGGTACCGCTTGAAACAGGTGTTGGTGGTGTACCACACATCACGGTCATCGGATTTTCACTGTCGGTAACGGTGTACTTGAGCGCCGATTCTTGCTCCGTGGTATATTCCTGAGCTTCGTCGATGATCAGCAAATCAAAACCTTCACCAAGACCACCGTTAGAAGTTCTGGTGCGGAATTGGACCACTCCGCCTGTTTCGCACAATTCGATGCGTTCTTGCCCTTTGGCTCGTATCGAATTAAAATCCTCGCCATCAGTCAGCCCCATCTTTTCAAGATATTTCTTAACCTTTTCAAAAGAAGAGTGGGAAGTGCTGATACGATGAGCCGTGTGCAGCATGTTCAATCCGTGATGCAATCCCCAAAGTTCAAGGATATATATGATTTCCGTTTTACCGTTACGACGTGGAATAGAGTAGCCAAACTTTTGGTGAACCCATAAGCCATCATCATCGACCGCCATAATATCTTTAACAAGATTTTTTTGCCAAGGGTAACTCTGCAGACCGGTTTTTTCGTAAATCGTAATTGCTTCATCAGATAAAGATTTAGAAAATGGAAGAATTACCGATTGAGTAGGATCCTGATTGCCAAGCCGTTTTTCTTTTTCGACCATAACATTTTTCCTTTCAATCTGTAATCGCCCAGTTTAACGTCATGTGACAGGACAAAAAAAGCACTCTGATGAGCGCTAAATAAGTTCTATGTTTTTTATTTCTGATTCATTAAAACCAACATACGGGTATTTGTCAGTTTTGATAGTAATTTCATCATATAATTCATCTTCAGTATCAAGTTTCCCCGTAAATGAATTGCAGTGGCCTTCGAGGATTTGACCATCTACGAAAGTAACTCTAATATTCTTCCCTAAATATTGTTCTAAATTCATCACTGCTCTCCTTTCTTAGGCACAATATGAGTTCTATTCTTGGAGTGGTGAATTTTAATAGCCGTAGCTTCTGAATTATCTGAAGCATTCACACCAATTGAATATCCCAATTGAACGAT